CACCAGACCCGCCCTCTACCTTCTCCAGGCTCACAAAGGCGTTATAAGCTGGCTCAAGGAAGCCAATAGCATCGTCTGAGTAATCACCAAGGATGAAAACGCGATCGGGGTGGATATTGACGCGGCGACTTGAACCATTCGGCAAGCGTTCTGCGTACTGCCACATTTTCGGCTGACCGTAAGTCTTCGAGTTCAGCCCAGTGTCCCACTCGCTCACCGTTAGCGATCCGGCCCACGCCACGGAAACCTTCTGCAACCCTCGCCCTTTGGTAACCGGAAGGTTCCAGTCTTTTTCATCGCGGACGTGCAGAAGGATACCTGCATAACGACCGACAAGGCGACGACGATCCGCCTCGGCAAATGAGCGCCAGAACCGGTTGTTGAATACCTGCTTTGACTTGTTTTCCCAGGCAGTTTCGTTTTCGCTCTCGTCGGCATCGTCACCCTCGATGATTTCCGGGTTAGTCTGCCAGCACTTGCCCACCAGCTTCTCAACTGCACCGTGAGCGATACCACCGCGCCGATACAGGGCATAAAGGTTTTCGTAGGTTACCTGCTCAGGGAAGCCATACTCGCACCATGCTGAATGGCGCTTATTGTCCAGCCCCATCGTCGGTGCCATCAGTCCCATACGGGCGCGCGCCATCCGCGCATCGTTCAACGCATGGTTGACGGCGAGAGTTAATTTGTCAGTCATGGTTTTTCCGTTTGGTTAGCGAAGGCGTTTCGGAATCATCATCCCGGCCATCTGGCCCTTACGCTTAATGTGACCGTCGAGGCTGTAGCGGATACCGTCCCAGCAGTGCTCATAGCCATCGGCGAGCTTCGGCAACACCTCACCGGTGATGCGGTCCGTTTTGTACGACCACATGCGGGCCTCACGTGCCACGTTTTTGCAGCGCGGATGGATAATGATTTCGTCGAAGCCGCGAAGATGGGCGATCCCGTCCTCAACGCTCCCCTGCCATTTCTCAGCAGCTGAGATGTTGAATCCCTGCCGCTTGAGATAGCTAATCGTCTCGGGTCGAGCGGAGTCTGCCTTGATGGGCCAGTCACGCGATCCGGGGATAGTGTCGTACAGCTCTGGCATGTGGTCGAGCTCCGTCTGCTGACCGTATGCTTCGTATTCGATGTACAGCCGGTTATGCAGGATGAACGAACGCACCAGCGTGTTAGGGTCTTTGGCGAAACCGAAGTCAGCACCGAAGAACAGGCGCTCAGCTTCTTTCCAGAGTTGGTCCGAGAACTCGGCAATCCGGTATTTTCCGGCCAGGACCTGCTTATCGGAGTTTTCGAGATAAGCCCCTTCCCACACCCATGCGTATGTCGCTGGGTCGAGGCGTCGCTGATCGTTCTGTCGCTCGCCTTCCAGCACGTCGGGGAACCACGGGTTATCCGTATAGTTCATTTCAACGGTGATGCAGTCGTCACCAGCCTCTTTGCGGAAACGCTTGTCCGTGGCGCTACCGTCGCGCTCCGGGTTCCACGTCACCCAAATCTCTGAGCCTTCTTCACGAACTGTCGGGCTCAGCTTCTGCCAGGCTATTTCGCTGACTGATTCAGCCTCGTCAACCCAGCACAGCAGAATGCGCGCTTTCGACTTGATGCTGTCGAGGTTATGCCGCAGACCGCAGAACACGTAGTTAACGCTCTTGTCGATGGTGCGGATGTACTTCTCGCCGATATCAAAGTTGGAAGCCAGCCATGGAACAGACAGGATCGCCTGTTTCACCTCCTGCATGCTCGACTCTTCCAGCGAGTTCATGAACTCACGCGCGCAGAGCACTACGCCGCTTTCACCGTTCATCATCGACTGGTAAGCCTTTACCGCAGTCATCAGCGCAAATGTGCGCGTCTTGGCGCTACCACGCCCACCGTGCGAGCACCGGTAACGTTTATTCACGGCGGTGAACAGCGGCGCAAGCTTCGCGGGGATCGGCAGTTGAACGGCGTTACTCATGCTTTGGCTCAACAGGTAGTAGCTGGATGATTGTCGGCTGTGGAGTCATGCTGCCATCAGGGCTTGTGTGCTCGACTTTCTGTTTGTTGCTGTACGCGTCGCCTACCTCTTTGGCTGCCTGCTCCATCAGCGAGGCGGCAAGAGCCATGTTTCGCATCTTCTCGGCGCTGGTCATCATCCGGTTAAGCGCGCGAAGACGGTAAGCTTTGTTGGCGATCGGGATGTCGCTTAATTCGGTCTGGAACCGGGAGCGAGTCGCGTTGAACAGGTCGATCCATTTCTGACCAAGATTCTTCGCAATCGCCTTGGTCGGATCATATGAGGATACTTGCTGGATACTTATGTCCAGGCCGAATTCCTGTTTCACCTGAGAAGCAATTTGCGTTGGGGTGTCAAAGCAGGCTAAGGCCTGAACTATAAAGGCCTTAACCTCCGGTGATAATGCAGCCATTGGTCGCCTCCATAGCTAACTTAATATAACAATTAAGCCAGCTTTAGCATGCACGTCCCGCATGACCTGGCTATATCGATGTGAGCAACTTCTGCTGGCGCATTGGCCGCATCAACGAGCTCCTGTACTTCCTTGCTGGCACCGTATCGACGTACAACACCAGTGAATTCTTCGACGTCGTGGCCGCGCACTGTGAGCACTGGCTGCCCGGTCTCTTTGTTGAACTTAGGCGCGCCGAAATCATCGGTGGCCTGGGCGATGTGGTAAAGCTCATGCTCTACCAGTGCGCAGAATTCAAGGTCACTGCATTGTGAGCAGTAGTCGGCTGCCAGTGTGATGATGAACTTCGGTATTCGCCCGAACCATTCATGCATCTGCTGTTCCATTCTGGCTTTCTGCCAACCACCGGCGCGGAGCATTACCTGTTCGGCCTGCCCGAGGACATACCGCCCCTTCTTCGCGAACGAGTCAGACGCCCACATAAAGCAGAGGTCAGCCTCTAACAGGTGTTCATGGTCAGGGTTATGGATGCTGCCGGTATCGCTGAGGATTTGGCGGCTTACCCACTCATGCACTTCATTGGCGGGGATGAGCCGGGTGTATGGCTGCCAGTTGTCGGAGATGATGAAGTTAACTGGCGGGTATGGCCTGCGATCTTCATCGTTAACCATGGGTTACTCCGTTGTTTGTTCTTCTGGCTGCTCGGTCTGCTCAGCAGGTACTGGCGTGAACTCCACTCGCTTTACATCGGCAGGAGCGAAATACAGCCACTGGCCCGTTTCCGTCGCCAGCGGCACAAAGCCGTTAACCAGCTCAGGCTGACGTCGTGACATCTTGCCGGTGAAGGTTTCGCCTGTTTGGGTGGTTAGGGTGATTTGGTAGATGTCTGACATGATTACCTCTTTGCCTTGTCGCAGCTTTTGCCCTGCTTCTCAGAAGTGCTTAGCCACTTACGGCTTACCCGTCAGAAAGATGCATATCACCGCCTTATTGGGGTTGAGCATTCTTTCCTTGTCGGGAGGATTCGATTTTGCGGATGGCTGATTTATCCAGATTGCACTGCCCCAGCGCCGTATAGAGCTGAGCGTTTAACTCCAGACTTGCCTGCCACGTGAACGGAACCGTCATTCCGGGGATCGGCGTGTCAGCTGTCAGGTCAGCGCTTATCGGCACCACCGGGGCCGGACGTAAACTGTTTTGGTATTCCCGCAGGCTGTCAGCAGCGGCAGCAGGAACAAGCTGGTTAGCACACGGATCGCCTTCAAGCGCCTGCCTGATGTAGACAATGCGTGTCTCGCCTTTTTTGGCCAGTTCGTTCTTTGCATTCTGGGTAGCCTGTGAGATGTCACGGATGAGGTTCATCGTGGTAATCACGTTGCTGGTGATCACCTCCGATGTTTCGGCACGGACCGTCGCCTTATCGCGCTGGTCTTTGTAGGTGACGGCGTTGTCGCGGTAGTGGTTCACCAAGAACGCCAGCACACCGATTACCGCCACCACAATCAGTTGCAGCCAGTAACGCTTAACCAGTGCGCTAATCACGACAGGAACAGAGCGCGCTCCGCCTCACGCCGACGGCTCAGGCCATTCAGGACTTTGCCACCAGCTTTATTCCAGCGCAGGAACTCGTCGGCGGCGCCCGCGTAATCACTGGCGTTGAGTTTTCGCATCAGGGTCGATGTCGAAAGTGACCGGGCGCCGAGGTTGTACGTGAACGACACCAGGGCGTCGAACTGCCCCTGAGTCAGCCCCACCTTAACCAGGCGGGATACGTCGCTCTCGTAGCTAACCAGCCCGGTTTTCAGCAGGCGCTCCGCAGTTTCCTGCTTAATCGTCATCCCGGCGCGGATCGGTTTACCGTCGACAGGCTGAGTCCATCCGTATCCGATCGTCCACACTCCGACGCTGTCCTGGTAGGCGGTGAGTTTACAGCCTTCGAACTGCTTGATCAGGGCAATGCCTTTATCACTGGTTTGCATTCTTCATCCCCGTCAGGCGTTCCCAGAAGTACGTCAGTGCCACGGAGCCCATCGCCCCGCTGATACCAGACGTAACCAGAATCATGTAAAGGCTAAGCCCGCTTTCAACGCTGATCAGTCCACCAATGAGACCGGTAAAGCCGGACACTGCAATTTGCGCCAGCGCGTTGATCCAGCTCCAGGTGGCTTTGTTCTGCTTAACGTCAATAAGGTATCGGACCAGGCCGCCCCAGCATGACAGAGCAAGGACAATCAGCCATGACACTCCGGCAATGCTTTCTTTATCTTGCATACGTTTAGCCATATCACCTCCGAAAGAACGGGGTGCTGTTTGTGTAGTGGGAATGGCCGTCAGACACGATAGCTACGTGGCATCTGGAATTGATTGTCTGCGGCCTGAATAAAAAACCCGGCGACAGGCCGGGAAGATGAGGGTAAGGCAATGTCGGCTCTCTGGCCGAATGGTCCCAGGTAGTGGGTTTGGTTTGTGGTGGCCGGCGCTGCTATCCGGCATTCACGGCTATCGCTTTACGACACCATCAGTACATTCACCACAACGGACAGAGCACTCATGACTCGCATCATGTGGCGCAACCCCACGGCAGGTAGTCGAACCCTACAAATGCTCTTTCCTGTTGTGCACTCCGTTTCGTGGAGCAGACGGCATAACGTATTCGCGAATTCAGTTATGCACCTGATGCAAGATAAAGCCGCCGAGATGACGACTTGTTTTGCTGATGGCTCGCCTGGCTGGATTCGAACCAGCGACCAACCGCTTAGAAGGCGGTTGCTCTTTCCTCTGAGCTACAGGCAAATAAAAAGCCCCGCACAATGGCGAGGCTTGGCATTCATTCATGTCACACACAACAACGGCAACATATACGATTTATTCTGCTCATTTGTTCATTGAAAAGCAAGCGTGTTGTGAGGCTTTTTTGCAATTTTCCTCACATTTTCGCGATTGTTAAACGCATTTTGAAGCGGTTGGTATAAACAGAACAATGAAGCATTGATGATTTGCTTCACCTCTCTACGGATTGTCGAGATGCTTGGTTGTTTGTACTGATTGCCGCCACGCGTCTTCATAAGTCGAGGCTTACTTACTGCATGCTGCCATGATGCAATTCGGATCTCGCTGGAGTTGCAGACGTAGTAGGCGAAGATAACCCGCCAGGCATTTTCATCCACATTCTTCAGGTAGTGGCGAATGACAGCATCAATGAGCATCCCGTCATCATCACTACATACCGGCCGTGATGCTTGCTGGGGCTCGACGGTAGCCATGAATCTGGCAATCATGTTGATCATCGCTTTATCAATCTTGCCGGTCTGGCACCATGCGCCCCACAACTGGAGCCACTGGTCTACCCATTGATGCTGGTCGTTGGTTAATTCCAGTTTCATTATGCGGCTTCCTTATTTGGCTGATTGGTTTTGGTCTGGCTGTGCTTGGCTACTGGCGGCATGCTGGCGCGCTTAACGCTTTCTGCCTGGTAACGGAGGAAGTCGGTATAGTTCATGCTGCCTCCCGCTGTTTCAGTGCTTTGAGCTTGGCGCGGTACTCATCGCGGATCCGGATGAAGTATTCCCGGCGGTGGTTGGTCATTTCGTGGGGACCGTTGAGCCAGTCGACGTATTCCTGACCGTAACGAGCGACCAGGCCAGCTTCGTATTGCTGCGCGACCGTCGCCTCTTTGGCGGTGTACTTGCCGGCCCCGGCATTGCAGGATTTGCACTGCTTATGGGCGTTGCGTTCTTCAAATCGCAGCTCAGGATTAGCGCCGACCGTTTTGAAGTGGCCGCAGTCCCACTGGCCGCCATGCAGATCAGGAGGGTTGGTCTCGCCGCAGCTGATGCATGGCAAACCAGCATCACGCGCGCGGATGTAGGCGTTGAATGCCTGCTGAGCCTGCGCTTTGTAGTAACCTGCTGGACGTAGCCTTACGTCGTTTGCGCCCAGCCTTCTCCGCCTCTTTCTGCTCCTTAATGCGCTTAGCGGCGGCTTTCACCTTCTCCTTCTCGCGTTCTTCCATTGCGAGGATTGCGCCGTGTTCCGGGCAGCACCAGCGGATCCGGATGTCATGGAATTTCGGCACGAAGTATTCGCCGCATACTTTGCACTTACGGCGTGATGGTTTACGCATGATTCCTCCGTGCCGCGAGACGCAGCCATTTCTCATCGACCAGGCGGGCGGTGTAGCCTTTCAAGGTCGGGATGTCGGACGGCTTAACCGCGGCCTTACGCTTGCGGCGAGCCGGAACGCGGAAGATTTCGTTTGTGATGACGCGTGCGAGAGGATTACCCACGGGAAGCCCTCCACTCTTGCGCCCAGGCAATGCGCTTACTGGATGCTTCGGAGAACTTCACGCCGCGGTCGGTTCCGAACCAGTAAATCGCCTCGATCACGTCGACCATGTAGCGTTTGCTGGATTTGGATGTGCGGACGCCGAAATAAACGCGACCGCCGTTGATGCCCGGCGCGGATTTCTGTTCCTGGTCTTGCGTTTGGTTTACCAGAACGGTGATGAGGTCCTTCCATTCCTCGCGGGTCAGCTTTTCGCCGTGCCAGACAACCTGGTCAGACAGGTCTTTCAACAACGGCCACATCAGACGGTTTTGCTTGTCAGTGCGCGTCTCTTCCCGGGCTTCAACGACCATCGGCGCGCGAGGGTTTACTGGAAGGGTGCGGATGTACGCGATGAGGTTGTCTTTAACGGTGTCGTTGACGATGCAGTAGTGCTGTTTCATACGCCACCTCCGAGAGGTAACGCAGAATGCAGAAAATCGCAGGTGCATTTCTGCATCTGTGACAAGGTGAGGAGTTCAGATTGTTGTCGCATTTAAGTCCCCTTAAATGCGCAGAAGTCACCGGAGTTGTTCAGGCTCCGATGACATGATTATGACGGGTTGATTATGGAAAATCAATCAAGCTATGTTTAATCGGCGAGGTCATCATCTGTGACAATCATGAGGTTAAAGAATGAAATAATGTTTAACCACTGCGAGTAGATATCGCTCGTCATGCTGGTTAGCTCCTCTCCGCGAAAGAAAGCATCAGGCCCAACCTCATAGTTGAGCTCTTCAAAGAGCTCCATGTTTAATTGGCTAATGAAGAATTGCTTCAGACCTTTCATTGCATCCTGATTGTTGGTATCTGAGTAATTTATTATGCTCCCCATTGCCAAGTTCAAACATCGTACAATATTGGCTGCGTCATGAAAGCTCCATTCAGCCCCTTTCTTACCTTTTGAGTATGAATTAGCTCTCTCAGCGCAAGCTTTTAATGTCTCGTACAAATACTGCTTTCCTTGCAACTGCAAAGCTTTTTCAGATGTGGCCCTGCTAGCTTCTGAGGATCGCCAAGCTAAATAAGTTGCTGCCGCAGATGCGATAGCTGCAATCGCAGAAACTGCATCTATACCGTTTTCCCAACCAGACATAAAAACCCCCTCGATGATTTGAGGGGATTATAGGGCACTAATCAACGATCTCTAAAAAATTGTAATTAAGGCTTCTGAACTGCCGGCGCTTTCCATACGCACCTTCATTACCAAGGGATGCAAGATAACGATCTGCTTCGGGAGATAGTGCTGCAATTAGCTCCTCATCGCTAATCCTATCTCCTCTTTCTATCACTGTTTCGAACTCATATTGCTTATCGTCTGTTGTTATTGTGACCAAATATTTTGCTTTCATATCACCCTCATTCGCTGCTGTATGCGAGGATGAGTTTAGGTGCGTTTACGAACAAATATTCACTCTAATGGCGAATACTTTTACCGGATCGGGCCCAAAATGCGGATGTGTGATCACCTTCACTTCGTAACCTGCATATGGAACGTCGATGCGTTTGCTAGCGTCGTCGCGCTTAGGATAGCCGCGGGTAATGATTAGGCGGTCGAAGCGGCGCGGTAATTGCTGGTTATGACCATGCGATAGCCTGCGGCACCAGTACGGATTTACCAGGCGATACTCCTCAGTTTTCTCACCAGACTTCATCTGGTCGAAGTATTCACCGTTAACTGCCAGTTGCAGGTTAGCCATCACTTCACCTCCTGCTGAGGTGCCGCTGGCAGTGGCATCCAGTGGGTGACGGGTTGCTCAAAATCAAGGTCGCACCAGGACAAACCATCCCAGAACGCAACAGCATGATGAAACCAGGTTCCAGTAACGAGCACGCTTACCATGTTTTCTGGAATCCGCTCACTGCAAGCCACCCAACCATCCGGAATCGCCGGAGAGTTGCCACCGGCACCCTGAAGCATGGCGGAGCGGCTGTCTTCTTCGGCGCTTTCACCAAAAATTGCTGACTCCAGAACATCGATAGCCTGTGATGGTGAGTGCGAGTACTTATCGAATGACTCCCCCTTGATCCGCTGTGCGAGCTTGAACAGCCGTTTCTCCTGCGCGTGATAAATCTCACTCAGATGTTGATAACGTTCATCCTGAACAGATACCGGCTCCGCTTCTATCGATGCCAGCGCCAGCTTCATCGCAGCGAGCGCATTGGCAGCATCTTCGTTTACTGCTCCGGGCGTCGCATTGCGCTCTTCTTCAAGCTCCGGGATGGTCGTCAGGAGCCATTCTTTGGTTAATGTCATGGGTTAGTCCTCAACCTTTCTACCGCACATTGGGCAATGGTTAAACTTATTGGCAAAACCCGGGTGAGGGATCGCGTAATGACGCGTGCGCTCATTCCAGTCGGCGATTTTCTTTTCAAACAAGGCAACGCTTTGCTCCCAGTCGCCCTGATAAATCTTCGTCGCGCCGATCATCCCTGTTACACAGCGGAGGCATTTTTCAGCCATATCACTCTCCTTTACCGGCTGCGGCGGCCACCTTCACGCCAGCTGCATGAATCTCGTGAATGGCATTGTCGTTACCAGAACACCACCCCTCGGCATAATCCCGACTGAATCCGCTCATGTGCATCACTTCGCCAACGCTGAGCTTTGGAAGGTTCACCTCCCGCGCCTCCAGCTCAGCAATCCGCTTCTCTGCGGCTTCCAGCTCATCCAGCAGCGCCAGCACGGTTTCCGGCCCGGTGAGAAGGTTGAATGCATTTGCCGCGTCAACATCTCCATCGACGTTCAGCAGCGCCTCATCAAACAACTCATCGTTTGGCATCATAAGCAGGCGCTTCATTGCCGGTAGCGCCTTCTCCGCCGCTTCATGCAGCGCCTGTTTGTCGATGTTGCTCATTGGGCGGCTCCTTCAGTGAACTTTTCCAAAATAGCTATCAACTGTTTTGCCTGCGCAACATCGACGATTACGCTCTGCTCGTCATGCTCAATTACCAGATCGCCGTCATGGTCTACATAGGCTGTTTTTTCATTGAATTCATTCGTGCTTGGGATAACGTATTTTTGGTTGCTCATGACTGCACTCCTTTACGAAGCTGGGCGGCGAATCTCTCAGCATCAACTGCGCTTCCGCAATAGGCGGCGCGAGTCATTGAATCCAATTCGTTACGGTTCTTTCTGGCGTATTCCTTCTGGCTTTCAGCAAACGACTCCACACCCTGAGCCCACAACTCAGCCAGGGACGCATCGGTCTCCGTGGTTTTGATTTCCTCGAACGCCGATATTGCCGCATCAAGAGCCGCTTGCTGATAGGGAATTGACTGCTCGTCATGGAATCCGCCACCAGATGTCTCCAGGCCTTTGTACATGCTGTATAGCTTGTCTCCAAACGCCTTCAGCCCTGCATTCTCCGCAGCCAGCGCAGCGCATCTGGCTTCAAGCTCAGATAATCTGTCACTGCATTCCGCCAGCACCATATCAACATCGGTATCAAGCGGAGGAACATGCATGCTGGAGCGGCCTTTAGTGAAATCGTCTAGCGCCTTTTCGATGCGCTCTTTCAGTGCTGGCTGTGTATTATTTTTCATGCTCTTACCCCATATACGCTTAAAATTCGTTTCATCACCGCGCTGTTGCGGCACTCCTGGCAGATCACGTTTGCCTCTGTACGCTGCACCAGCTTCGAATTTCCCTTCGGCATGGCCGGTATGGTTTCCGGTGCGTATTTCATGCCGTAGCTGGTCAGACGATACAGCCGCTGGCCATGCTTACCTTCGAACTCGATCAGGCCGTCTGCAAACAATGTGCTTAGCGGGCCGGAAATCTTTTTGGTGGTCATGCCGATCATGGTGGCAATGCGAGCACTATTCAGGCCCGGGTTGTTGCGCAGCGCTGCCAGCACCTGCTCACGGATTGTTATGGTCATTTCCTACCCTCCGGATCCCATATTCACGAACGATTGCGAGCGAGATTACGGCTATTTCCCTACTCGATTTGTAAAGTGCTTTCCGCTTTTCATCGGTATCAACGCGCTGTATCCAGGCTGCATCGCCTTTCGAATACTCGTTGATAACGACATAGTCATCGCTGCATGCTTTCACGCTGCCCCCTTGGAACGGTAAGAATCCCAGGTGAATGACAGAGTGCATCCGCCTCCATCGCTCATGCGATCAAGAACGCGTTCGCCGATGAATGCAGCCAGTTCTTCCCGGGTCTGGTTGCTGATCAGGATGGTTGGCTTCATCCGCTCATAACGGGTGTTGATGATTTCGAACATGATCAACTTCTCGGCGTCGCTTCCGAACTGCACGCCGACCTCGTCGATAATCAGCAGGTCGGGCTTCGTGAAGTAACGGATCACTTCGTCTTCAGTACGGCTTGACCCCTTCGACCAGGTTGACTTGTACTCCCTAGCAATTTTCAGCGCGGTGGTGAACACAGCTGAGCTTTGGTGCTCGGTGATTGCATGCCGGGCGATAGCCAATGCGAGGTGGTTCTTGCCGGTTCCAGGCTTGCCACACATCACCAGGCCGCCACCTTTCTGCAAACGCTCAGGCCAGCGGCTGGCGTATGCCTGGCAGACCTTCAGGGCGCGTTTTGCTTCTTCGTTCACCGGTTCATAATTCTCCAGTGAACAGAATTCAAACCTGGCCGGGATGCTCAGTCCATCCAGCAGGCGCTCGATGTTTCTTTTGCGGGCTGCTTCGTTGATGCTAATTCTTTCCGCCTGCAAGCGGCCTAACTCCTCTTTGAGGCATTCAGGGCAGCAGCTTGGGCGTGGGGGAATTTTCACGACTGAGTTTAAGAAATGCCTGGTCCTGCATTCAAAGGGGCCATGCGTTTCGCAGTTCTCGGTGCTGATAGTTAGCTCGATATCTTCATGCTGAACTGGCGGCTGGCTCAGCTCAGTAATACGTTTCTCAAGTTGATTGATTTTTTCATCCAGCGTCATGATCAGTCCCTCGCCCATGCAGGAATTTCTGTCTGGCCATAGTCTTTGCCAGCAAAGTTCTCAGATACGCGAGACTGCGCGCGAGGAGTCTGCTTGGCTGTCTTTGGCTCAAACAAACCCTGCCAGCCATTCGCGATGCTCTGGTTGATGATTTCTTCAGGCTGGTATCCGCTGCACTTGCAACGCTCAAGCAGGTTGATGGCCTGGGTTACCGTCTGCTGAGACTTAATCGGTTTCTTCAGGTCGCGACGATAATCTACCCATGACTTCCAGACTGAAACTGACAGCCATTCAGGAAGCTCGACACCAGCCGGATCGAACGGAACCGGTTTGGGGGATTTAGGGGGTTTATTAATATTGTCTTTATTGTCTTTTGTAATAGTGTCTTTTGTGTGTCCCCATTTTGGTGACAGGGTTGTCACTGTTTTGGTGACACTTTTTGTCACCACCGCAGGGACACTGTCACTACCATGGTGACAGTCACTACTATGGTGACATTTTGGCGCAGGCTTAGTGCCCGGAATTACCCACTCACTCAGGTTTTTGTTGGGCCCGATCAGCATGCCGTCGGACACCAAAACATTCATCGCAATGAGTTCGTTTTTGGCAGCGTTAACCTTCTGGCGAGGTAGTCTGGTCAGCTCAGAAAGTTGTGAGTCTGCTATGCGGTCCATCTTCTTGTTGAACCCATAGGTTTTGCGGCAAACAGCATGAGCTACCTTGGCCTGATTTTTGGTCAGGTTCGCGCCGATAAGCTCCTCATACAACTCGTTTGCCAGACGGGTGTACCCATCGTCTGTATCGGCCACGCGTTGCTCCTGTATTCCCGAAACTACAGCGGGAAAGTTGAGAATTTCTGCGGTGTTTGACATACTTACTCCCGTTACTTGGCGTAACACAGTGTGATAAGGGCCTTTGAAGTTACCGCTTCAAGGGCTTTTTCTTTTCTGGTGCCTCTCACATAACCCCCAGCATCGACGTAACCATCGTCATCAACGGCCCTACCTGCTCCGGCATGAGGCGGAAAAGCGACGCTATACCCTCGCTTACCTCTTTCAGCTTCTGATGCTCTGGAGCGTCCAGCAGCACGGCCTGTTTAGCCTCGGCGAGTTCTTTCTCGGCTTCAGCCAGACGAGACATTTTGCAATCGGCACCGATCAGGCGAGTGCGATACTCAACAGGCAGCACGGCCATGATTGCGGGCGTCAGCTGGCGTACGTTCTCGCGGTACTGCTCAGAGTCGAAACGGTTATCCAGAAAGCGAAAAAGTTTCTGGCGCGCCCTGCTGATGTCTTCCGGGAAGCTGATGGCGGTCCCGCCCTGCTCCCGGTATTCGTTGATGATCAGCGCTGACACCACGTCCTGATTGTCCAGCGCCGACGACCATGCCCGGACCGCATCGCGGATCTTTTCGTGGTCTGGCGCCGCCTTAGGTTGAGCGCGGTTTATCACCGCTCCCGGGTGTATTCCGGTATTGTGTTGATACGCAAGTGAATGCATTGCTTTCCCTTTCGTGGTTAGGGCCGCCTTTAAGCGGCTGTGTTATTCGCCCCAAGCAGCTGGGCGAGATCTGGACGGATATCTGCTGGTTTAAGCTTGCCGTTGGTTGCTGTGACAATCTTCATTACGTAGCGGGCATCAATGCCGCCGCCGTGCAACCAGCGCCATACCGTCGGCTGCGCCACACCGCAAAGGTCGGCTAATTTCTTCTGGCTACCAGCGATATCAATGGCGCGCTGGATGGTTTTGTTCGTCATATTCCAATTCCTATGAGTATTGGTGTGAATTGATAATAGCAATGCGTATTGATTTAGGCAATAGCTAAACGTGTTTTGACCATCAATACGCAAGCGTATAAATTTAAACTCATGAAAAAAGAAACTCTTGCAGAACGCCTGAATCAGGCGATGGAACTATCTGGCATGTCTCAGGGCGCCTTGGCTAAGGCGTCTGGCGTTGCTCAGCCCACCATCTGGAGGCTGACCAGTGGCAATGCCAGGGGCTCAACTAAAATTGTTGAGATCGCCAATGCGCTTGGCGTTCGGTCTGAGTGGCTTTCAACCGGAGTTGGCCCGATGCGTGACGATGGTCAAATGCCCGCAATTTCGCAGCCAAAAACAAATCCGGCACCTACTGACACCTTCCGCATTGAAGCGCTAGACTTTTACGTAAGCGCTGGACCTGGAGCCATCAACAGTGAGTTCGTAGAGGTGCTTAGATCCGTGGAATATTCAGTCGAAGACGCTCGCCGGATGTTTAATGGCAGGAAAGCTGAGCAGATCAGAATCATCAATGTTCGTGGAGACAGCATGTCCGGGACCATTGAACCAGGCGACTTACTGTTCGTCGACATCAGCGTCCAGCACTTTGATGGTGATGGGATCTACGCCTTTATCTACGACGACACATCCCACGTTAAACGCCTCCAGAAGATGAAAGATAAGCTGCTGGTCATCTCCGACAATCAGACTTATCGGCCGTGGGAGCCGATCGAAAAAGAAGAAATGAACAGGATATTAGTATTCGGCAAGGTGATTGGCAGCATGCCGCAGACTTACAGAAAACACGGATAAAATATATTTGGCTTCATCTTTGGAAGCTTACACAGCAAAGGAAATAAAATGAAAAAGTACCTTGTTGCAACTGCTATTGCGATTGCTCTGACAGGCTGCGCATCCTCTGGTAACCAGCAGTTGAAAAACGAAACTGAGACTAGTGTTCAGAGTAAAATTCAGGAAGGAAAGACGACGAAAGCAGAGGTGAAGAGTCTCTTCGGTTCTCCAGATGCAGTCTCATACACCGATGGCGGAAATGAGATCTGGAAGTATGCGTTCGCCAAAGTGAAAGTTAATGGCACCACATTCATCCCGTTCTATGGTCTTTTCCATAACGGAACAAATGGCACCAAGAAAGAACTTACCATCCTTTTCAAAGACGATAAGGTTCAGAAATACACCATGGCCGAATCAGCGATTATCACGAAATCTGGCTGGGCTGATTAAAATTTCCTTTTCCTGGCCCGGTTTCTTGACCGGGCTTCTTCACTTTATCGCTTTTCTACCCTTCCTAACGATCTCAGCAGCATCTCTATTAATCCCTTTACCAATCACGTTTCCGGTCTCCTTACGGTACTGCTCCAACTTGTCGATGATAGCTTGCTGAGTCACAGGGATATCTGCAAGGCATAACTCCATTACCGCGCGGCCAGCTGCGTGGGCCATCATATTCACTCTCTCTTCATCTAATTCCATAAAGCCATTCCTCTAGACGTTTTTATGAGCATATCACGCCATTTTTACAAAAATAAATTCCTTTAGCTATCAAAGCATTAATAGCATTCGCTATTAATTAATATCAATACGTATTGCTATAAACAATACTCATCGCTATTATCAATCCATCGAAACGAAACATCGACAGCTGAGCGAAGTTAGCCAGCGGCGGACAGCAAGTCGCCTGCTTTTTAACAACATACAAAGTCGGAACAGCACTCGGTAATCCTGTTTAGACCCCAACGTACAAATTCGGCGCAGCACCGGGCGCGATCCGGTCGGTGTGAGGCTACCCCCTCGCGAGAGCGATAAAGGCGTGGGAACGGGCAACACTGGCGGGATGAGAGGTGCGAAGCGCAAACAGATTTATTCCAGTCCATTCGAAGTTGAGTGGGCTGGGCTGAATCACAAGAGGATTTTTTATGACTCAGACATACATTCCGGCGTGTTTAAGAGACCTTCCTAAGAAGCGTCAGAAGCCACGCAAACAGGCGATTAAAGAAGCGCAAGTGGAAGTTCTGAATAAGGCAATCGCATCGATAAAAGACGATATGCGCGCGTTCAAAACAGAAGAGCAGCGTCGCGGTCATTACCAGGCGATCAGCACACTCTCACAGATTCGTGATGAGTTGTAGCAGCTGATAGATAAAGAATTTCTCCCGCATCAGCGGGTAACGACAGAGCCAACCTCAAGCACCGGGCGCCGATGCTTGGTGATGGTAATACTGCCATCTCAACCGCACAGGAGACGATGATCCTGTTCTGGTTGGATTGGAAAAGTCTTCTTGGCCCGCCAGCGCGCGGGCATTTTTTTGGAGGTTGCATGTTTGCTACTGATATCTCACTGAAATATGGCACTCATCAGCCAGAGACGATCCTGGAAACAATGCCGATTGAAGAAGCCTCCGAGATCATCAAGGAGAAGCTTCGTGATGAAGTGCGCCAGGAACTGGAGTGCGAGTATGACGATCGTCTTTATGAGGCTGAGGAAGAAGCATCAAACTGGGAAAGCAGAGCTGACGACTATGAAAGCGATGCAACTTGCCTGGCTAATGCCGTAAGAGAGGCTTTTGAATCCGCCAACTTTGAAGATGCAAAGGTAATCCTCGAGCGAGCGATGCAAGACCACAAAGACTATTTCTGAAGACCCGCTCCGGCGGGTTTTTTATCGGCCATACATAGGCAGATTTTCGAGTCTGCCAATTTATGACAACCGGCGGCCATCCTCCGCCCATTGAAACACTGAATAAATGCGTTGAAGTCTTGTATTAACCGTTCCGTTCGCCGCGATAAGGCCAAGAGGATTTATGAGCAACAAAACTGGAGGGCGCGCTTTCCCGTGTGATTCTATCGTGGAGCGCGACGAAGTTGGTCACTTACATGGTTTCGAAGTCAGCTCTGGCGGCATGACCCTACGCGATTACTTCGCGGCCAAGGCTATGCAGGGAATCATCAGCAGCGAATGCAACTATGGAGCGTTTAGTGATTTAGCAAGCGATGCATACAGCATTGCCGACGCGATGCTCCTCGCTCGGGAGGCCTCATGACAGTCACCCACAACAGCAAGCAGTACACCGCCAAAAAGCTCAACGATAACGAGTGGAAGTTGACGTCGGTATCGGCACCGCGCGACAAGCTGACGCTGAACCGCCAACAGATGAATATCGCTGGCCTCCTGAAACAGGTTGAGGTGAAGGCATGATCAATCATCACCTGCTGCGCGCCGCGCAGAGTAAAGCAGCCATTGCCCTGTTTATCGGTGATGGCGCCATGTGGATGGCAGCCTACGACGAAATGAAGGTCGCCATCGGTTATCCGTGGCATAGAAAAACAGCCTAACCCCCTATTCAACCGATCGGCCTGGCTTATGCGGGCGGGATCTGCACATCCAAATTTCAGGAGAAACCATGAGCGAAGTAACGGACTTAACAGTCATCGAAATCAAGCCGGAGCAGGCGCCAGTGCTTTACGTAGCGGGCGGCCTTGACGCTTACCTCGAACAGATCCGCCAGGCGGTAAACGAAGTGCCGGACCTGTCAACGAAGAAAGGCCGTGACCGTGTCGCCTCTCTGGCTGCGCAGGTGTCCCGCAGTAAGACGGCAATCGAAAAGCCTGGTCGTGAGTACCTGAAGCGCCTGAAAGAGGCTGTGCGTCCTGCTGAGGCGGAAATTAAGCGTTTCGTTGATGCCTGCGACGAGCTGCGCGATGCGACCCGCCGCCCACTCACCGAATGGGAAGCTGAGCAGGAACGCATTAAGGCTGAAGAAGCCATGAACGCGCTGCACGCCGAAGCGCTGGAGATGAACATCAGGTTCGATCAGGAGCTGGCTGCCAAGTTCGAAGCGGACCACGAAATGGCCCTGCTGATGAATAAGGATTTTGACCGTGACCGCGAAGAGCAGCGCCGTCTGGCGGAACAGGCTCAGCGTGAACGTGATGAGCAACTGAAACAGGAAGCGGCAGAACAGGCCCGCCGCGATGCCGAAGCGAAGCACAAAGCGGAGATTGAAGCCGCAGCGCGCCGTGAAGCTGAAGAGAAAGCGCGTGCAGAGCTGGCAGAGCGCCAGCGCATCGAAACGGAGCAGCGTGCGGAACGCGAGAAGCAGGAAGCGGAAGCGCGGGCGGAACGCGAAAAAGAAGAAGCCGTTGCCGCCGAGCGCCGCCGCCAGGAAGAGGCAGAATCCGCCCGTCTGGCCGAAGAGCAGCGCAAAGCTGAAGAAGAAGCGCGTCGCGCCGCAGACAAAGAGCACCGCCGCACCGTCAACCGTCGTGTCTACGCAGACCTGATTGCCAATGGCATCCCCGAAGAATTCGCGCAGAAAGCAGTGCTGGCGATCGCTGGCGGGAAAGTGCAGGACGCGCACATCAAATATTGAGGCAAGAATGAACGCATACCTCACTTACGACCGCATCGAAGATCGGCGCTGGGTTGAGCAGCAGCTCACCGACGAGAAAGAGAAGTGGATCGACGACCGGGCACAGCAAATCATC